TAGGGCTACTAGTCCCCAGACCTAAGCGACCCAAGTTGTCGATGCGGGCGCGTTCAGTATTGGCCGTCAACCAGGCGTGGAATCCGCCAGTGCCTGCCGTGCGATAAAAGCCACCAACGGTATTGTCAAAGCCGAAACCGTAATTGTTGCCGTTAGTTCCTCCAACATCAAGAAGTCTAAAAGCACTTGCTCGATCTGTTGTGCTATAGCCGATTGATCCAATAGTTAATGGTGCTCCTGGCGAAGTAGTGCCAATCCCTACGTTGCCTGCCGCATCGATAACAAAGCGATCTGCTGCATTACTGCTGTCGTAAATGCGGAACAGTTTTGTGGTGTTGCCGGTTTGAGCTAAAAGACGCCAAGTTGCATCAGTGACGTTTGTGTCGGTTAATCCAATTTGAGCGTTTGCACCACTGACGTGCAACGTGTAATCAGGCGAACTAGTCCCCAGACCTAAGCGACCAGAGCTGTCGATGCGGGCTTGCTCAATGGCGTCGCCGTTTGTCCAGTTTGTTCCGGTCTTGAAAACAAGACTTCCAGAGGCACCACTGATTACGCTGTCAATAGATGTAACCGTATAGCTAGAGGAAGCCTGCTGATAATGCTGCCAGGAGTGTGTGCCTGTACTTAATCCAACAATGTTTCCATTGGCGGTAAGAATTGACTTAGGACTTGTAGTACCAATCCCGACGCGACCACTGCTATCAATACGCATCCGCTCGGTTGGCGATGCTGCGGAGTCGGCGGTGGTGGAGAAGACAAGGCGACCTGGGCAGTCACCAGCAGCCCAAATTTGTCCATCTGTTTCTGCACTGATTTTTGCGGCTAGTCGCCAGGAAGTTGAGTCGTAGCCCCTGAAATACAAAGCTCCAATAGAAGCATTCGCGTTATTTGGAGTAGGCGAAGCAAGTGTGCCTGGCGTTGACTGAATAGTAACTGCTGCTTCGACACCGTTGGTTCTGCAGAATTGTCCAATTACGTTTGATGTGCTTACAGCTTCAAATACTGAATTGGTGTCAAACGAACTAGACGTACCAACTAACAACCTGCCGGAGCTGTCGATGCGGACGGCCTCGCTACCATCTCCTTTTTTAAATACAATAGAAGTCCCGGAGACATTGCCCATATTGAGCTGAATGTTGCCGGGATTTGTTGCTTCATTGCCAGAAAGAGCAATGTATCCTCCTCGTCCGCTGCTAAATCCGCCTCCACCTCCGTTAAGTACTAAGCGCTTGTTATCTGAACCGTCAGATGTGTCGAGGTTAATAACAGCAGCAGATGCACCAAACGACAAGTCACCTTGAGGACTCGTAGTCCCAATCCCTACCGAGCCGTTCGCACCAATAAACAGGCGGTCGTTGTTAGCGGCATCAGTGAACTTGGCAATGTATCGACCGGATGCACTACCACCACCTTTCACCCAAAGCCCATAACCATTAGTTGCATCCGTGTTCTCAATCTTTGCGGTTACATTATTAACGCTGTCGACAGCTTCGAACTTAACTCCAGGCGTAGAAGTCCCCACACCTACCTTCCCGTCCGATGTGATGCGGAGGCGTTCGGCGGTTGCTGTCCCTGTGACGACTCCCGTCTCTACTGCAAAATCAGAACAATTAACCTGGAATGAGCGAACATTGCTATTGCTAGAACCTTGGTAAGTGGTAATCTCTGATCCACCGCCACTACGCACATCAAACTTGATGCCGCTAACGGAATCCATCACTAAATCTAACGGCGTAGCAGGACTCGCGGTGCCAACACCAACATTCCCACTCGCATCAACAAACAACCGCCCAGACCCACCAGTCGAGATGGCTACTTGGTCTGCGCCAGGTTGATAAATACCTGAATTAACGTCACCGTTCAGGATGATGCTGGGGGCAGCTGCCGTACCAGCGGGGAAATCAAAGCGTTCGCTGCTGGTCCAAGCATCCGTAGCGTTGACCCAGTTAATCGTCTTATCGGTAGCGCCCTTCAGCGTGATGCCGCCACCGTCAGCCGTGGAATCGGTTGGGGTGTCAACCGCACCCATCTCAATGTTCTTGTCTTGAACGACAAGTGTTTCGGTATCAATCGTCGTGGTCGTGCCCTGAACCGTCAGGTCGCCAGGGATCGTGACCGCACCAGTGTCCGAAATCAGCAGCCGCTGCGTGCCAGCAGTCGAGATCGCAAGCTGATCAGCACCAGGGCGATAGATACCAGTATTGGGGTCGCCATCAAACGCAATGCCGGGAGCCGCTTCCGTACCAGAGCCAGCGTTCTCCATCAAGTCAGCAATGCTGACCTTCTTTGTCTCGTCGGTGGTTACATCGACGATGGGCAGAACATCAGTACTTTCGGGATCCGTGTAGCCAGTGAGATCCGTGATCTTGATGTTGGCCATTGAAGCTGCTCCAGTACGGAAATCTTAGGCGTGGCTTAGGTCTTGATACAAGCCAAAAGTGCCACGTTGCGAGGACGGTTCTCGGTGCCGCTGTTGTTGTTGATGGAGATGCCGGTGGTATTGCTGTTGATACCGCCGCCAGTGCCCATGTAGTGAGCCGGACCATCACGGCCAGCCTGAATCCCACCGCCATCTCTGATCGGCGTGTAGTTCAGCGAGTGGTTGTGACCTGGGTCGTTGACCGTGTGGTTGTGCTGGCCAATCATCTCAGCCTGAGTTGAGCCAAGCGTCCGTCCAGAATCAACGCCGCGACTATCGTCAAAACCACGGACGAACTCACCACGGAGGTCAGGGACGTTGAACGTGGTAGATCCGTCGCCTGATCCGTAGATCGTCCCAATCGCCGTGAACAAATCGGCGTAAGTTGTGCGACTAACTGCAGCCCCGTTCGCCTTCAAATACCCGGTCGGTGCCGTGGTCCTGGCTGTGTAGATGATCGTGCCAGATGGCGTTGGGTCACTGACATCAATGCCAGCGATCTGATCGTCAACGTATTTCTTCGTTGACGCCTGTAAATCTGCTGTCGGTGCAGCGTCTAGCGTCAGCGTTCCAGTCAGCGTGCCACCAGCCAACGGCAAATAGGTGCTTGAGGCTGTAGTGATCTGCAGGTAGCGAGCATCGCCAGCAGTTTGCGTAATGCCCAGAGGGTCAACGCGAACAAATTGGCTGCCGTCGTAGACCTTCAACTCATCAGGAGTTGTGCTGGTATCAAGCCAAAGCTGTCCCAGTGTTGGGCTGCTAGGTGCAGTACCGCTCGGGTTGGTAATGACTGCCGAGCTGGGCAGGAAGCTAACCAGCGAAAAACTGGCGCCGTTATAGATCTTCAGCTCAGGCGGGTTGTTGGACGTATCCACCCACAGCTGACCGTTGGCCGGTGCTGTTGGAATGTCTGACCCTCGTGTGGTTCCAAACTGAACCATTGCAGCACCAAGGTTTTCAGCCGTGATGCGCTTGGTTTCGGTCTCGCTGATGTCAACAAAGGGCAGCAGGTCATTTTCGACCAGCGTGTCCGCTGCAGTCAGCTGGGATATGCGACGGTCAGCCATTAGTAGCCCACAACAACGAGGTCAACAGTTCCGGCAACCGCAGTGCCCGATGCGTCTCTGCATTCCACTGTAATTGAAGTGGTGGATTTGGATAGCACCACTGCCGTCACTGCGCTGGTGTTTTGCAATGTCACTTGAACACTGCTAATCGAACGGAATGTCTTGGTGAGGCTGATTGCCGATCCACCCGAGCTGCCGCTGATCGCTGCATCGTTGACCGTCTCGATCACATCGGGGTAATCAAGCTGGGCAGTCAGTGCGGTGATGTTGCCAGCAACGATGCCATCGGGTGACTTGAAGGTGGTTTCGACGCGGTACACATCACCCAGCAATCTTTCGTATGGGGCGTAAGGGTGAACAATGCCGCCCTCTGCCAGTTCCGTGTCGTCGTAGAACCGCTGCTCAGCCAAAATATCGAACCCTCTCACCGCATACGTTCCAGTGGCAGATCCGCTGAGGGTGATGGCAGTGCCGCCCTGAGTAGCCGAAACACGGAAAACAGTGCTGGTCAGGTCTGTGGTGACGACGTGGTAGGTCGTCCCAGTAGAAATGCCAGTGGGCAAGCTGCCCGAAACTTCAATGAACTCAAAGGTGTCGTTGACCTTAAGCAGGTGAGCGATTGTGCTGCCGCCGCGCTGTAGCTGGAAGCTGCTAGTAGCAACGTCGATCACAACCGGGGTGTCCTCCTGCAAAATCTTGTCATCGTCATTGGTGCCATCGGGGTCTTGCACCAGGGCAATCCCTTCACCAGTCAGCGCAACCAGTTTGTGTTGGTACGTTGCCGTAGCGGTGGTGCTCAGCAGCAGGTTGCTCTCTGCCTCATCGTTGTCGAAGTTCCAGGTAAAGATGCTGTCCCGGCTGGGATCGGTCTGCACCAGATCACCGTCCCCATCGACTTCACAGTTGTTGTAGTTGCCTTCCCAGCTGCCAGCGCCTTGGGTTCTGGCGTTGATCGTTGCGACTGCGTTGCTGATCGGTGGCGCACCAATGTTGACCAGCACGAAGGCAGGAAGGTCAGAGCGCCAGTTGGTTGCGTCAACCGATTTGACCATCACCACCCAGCTGTCGGTATCAAACAAGCTGGTTTCAAACCACTGCTGATTGGCGTTCAGGCCACCCGATGCCAGCTCAAGTCCTGCGCCCCAGCTAGCAGACAGGTTCAGGCGAGTGGCTAAAGCGCCTGGGCCTGAAACGCTGTAGTTGCCGGTTGCCGTGCCGGTCAGGTTGATTGGGGCGCCGCCTGCCGTTGCTGCGACTTTAAATTCAACGCTGTTGAATCCATCTGCCGCCACGAAATAGGTAGTGCCAGCCGTGATGCCTGTAGGCAACGTGCCAGTGTTAGCGGCAAAAACGATCTCCTCGCCAACGTCTAGCAAGTGCTGGTTGGTTTTGATGCCGATAACGGTTGAGGTTTTAATCCGAATGACATCAGCATCAATATCGAACTCAACGATGTTGCTGGAAAGTGTCCCGCGCTTAAAGCGCACCTCGTAGCCAGTGATGTCACTGACAACCTTCTGGTCCCAGCTGCCGTATTCACTCAGGGGCAGTTGCCAGCTAAAGCGTTTGGCTGTCCGGTTGACGTTTTCAACGACGCTGAAGTTGTTAGGGGTAGGCGGTGCGATCTCACCACGTTCCACCACGTCGTAGATGTAGTCGCTCGGTTCTTCGCCAAAAACTGCACTGGTGAAGCTGACCCGAACGTCGTAGGTATCTGGCGCGTGGAATGCAATCGTGTAATAGCCCGTGAGCGGGATGTCCGCCAGGAAGTACCAGCCGTCATCCTGAGGCGTTTTAACACCAGGGATCTCACCGCCTTTCAGGTTGCGTGGTTTTGCCCAGCACTTGAATCCAGTGATTCGAGGCAGGATCGGACACGTTCCAGGATCAACAATGATCAGCTGGGTGCCGTCAGGCTGGTTGGCGTGGGTGACCGTGGCGCCAAACTCTGCAGCGCTTAGATCCGGGATAGCGTCAAAACCTGCAACCGAAACCGTTGAGTATTCACTTTGTCGGCCAAGCCGATCGAAAGTTGCTACCCGGAAATCGTATGCATCACCAAAGACGTGCTCAGACAAGCTGATGGAAGCGTTGGTGACGCTGATATCGCGAACATCGCTCCACTGAACAGCGTCAGATTTACGCCATTGATACCGATAGCCCTTGACCAAAATGTCGTCGGCTTCATTTCGCTGGGGCGTGGTCCAGGTCGCGGTGATTTGTGCTCGCCCGTTGTTGTAGATCAGCTGAGCGCTTGTACCAGTTGGCGCTTGAGCTGGGGTCAGCGTGAAACGATCTTTTGGAATTGCGATCGGCAGATCGTTGTCAACGTAATCAAACTTGCTCGCGTTGTACTGGATCGCTTCAACTTGGAAGACAAGTGGTTCGACTTCCGTGATTGCCACGATCTTGTAGAGCGCAGCCTGCAGGTCGGACCACTCAAGCACCCACAGGGCATTGACCTGGCTGTCAACGATCCCATCAACTACAGCCGTGGTCGTTCCAAGGGTGTCAATCAAAACCAAGCCGCCCAAGCTGTCGCCGGATTGAGTAATCAGCTCATCGGTCTCGTCTTGGGTCGAAAAAAGCCGATACTCTGGCGCTGCGTAATCTTCACTGGCGCTGACCAGATTGTGAACGCTGAGTTTCGGGCGCTTGGTGATTGTGCCGTCAGGGTTGGTAACGGTTTCGCCGTCAGGCAGCACCAGCGTCAGCGTGTAATCAATTGCGTCATTCAGGCTTAGGACTGCATCAAGCCTGATGTTGTTCCCATCAATCTCTTTGATGCGACCGCCTAAGCGCTGACCCTGTTTCATCGGGTCGGCAATTTGGATGATCTCGCCAACGCCAGCCGCCAAGCCTTCCGCCGCAATGCGGAAGCTGACTTTTTCAGTCAGATAACGATTGGAAAAAAGCGTGTGCTTTGCTGCCCGCAATGCCTGACCGCGTGATGTAACGCCAAGCAAACGCAGGTCAATTGGGTTGTAGCCAAAGCTCTCCAGCAACGTGTCGTCTTGCTGGTATTCAGTAACGTTCGAATACGCCTGGTTGGGATCGTCCCAGTTGGCCAGGACAACAGACTTACGAGCGCCTCTTGCAGTTCCGGTGTAGTTGAAACAGGGCGAGGTGACCTGACCGGAATCGTCAACCTCTTGGATGACGTTGGCTTCGCTGAACTGCTGGACAGGAAGTTGTTCCCGATCCTGGCTAAGGAAAAGCTGACCTTGGCTGTAGTAGATCAAGCCACGGAAACATGAGGCAAGACCATTCAGAACTTCGTAGACGCTGCCTGCATTCTGCAAGTAGACATTACAGGTAAAGCGAGGCTCTGTTCCACCGATGCCGTTATCAACTAATTCGTCGCAATACTGGCTAATTGTGTAAAGATACCACGGGTCGATTGAGATATTCGGGACATAACGAGCGACCCCAAATCTGTCATTGACAACAATGTCGCGAAAGATCCACGCTGGGTTATCTGTCCAAGCCGTTTGGAAGGTGCCGTCCCAAATGCCCGTATAGACGCGGGTTTCGGCGTTGTAATTGCTCGGAACCTGAACGCGCTTGCCGCGCAGCCTGACCGATACGTTGGGAATGCTGTTGAATTGCCGCGAATCAACCTTGAGCGCCATCAAGGCAGTATTTGGGTAGGCAAACTTCTCGTCGATGATCTCGACGTAGCTTTGCCAAGTGATGCTGTTTTGCAGGTAGGCCGAATCGCTATCAGCCGTAATTCGCGTTACACGAATCGTCCAAGGACCACCGCCGTGCAGGTCAAATTCATAAGCCCGCTGAAATTGGCTGTTTGATTTGCCGCTGACTATTGGCCGTGCTTTTTGGATATACGCGCCACCATTCGCTGAAACCTCGATCTTGTATTCGACGCTGGTCCCAGTAATGTCGCCGTTATCCCTGTTGCTTGCCTGAAGTGCAGGGTGATTGATAATCACACGGCACCGTTCAACGTCGGTGTCGGTAATAGTTCGCGTGATCGCACCAGTGGCGATTGTGACCGCAGTATTTACACCGA